TGGTTTTTCGGACACCGGTCGGTGGGGTTGGGTCAGACAACTCTATGGTCATTTGTTTAGTGCCAAGAAAGAGACCATGGGTAACCTGCTTACGTTTGTGGCACAAGCTGGCAACAATCCTCAGCTGTCGATCTTGGCTCTTGAACTGTTGTCACCAACACCTGCTTACGAGTGGGCGGCAGCGTACACTGCGAAGGCGGCAAGAGGCTTGTCGATCGATCCGGCACGGCCTTTGCAATCCTTGCACTTGGAAGGCGTATTGCCGGCTCAGGGTCTGAGCCGTTTCTTGCTTAGTCAGCTGAATACGTTCTCATTGGCTGGCCTTGCAACACAACGCACGTTCCGAGATGGTGTGCCGGTGATCACTCGTGAGACAACGACATACACGTTGAACACGTTTGGTAATACCGACGACGCCTATACCGATGTGACCACGCTGGCGACCTTGGCCAAACTTCTTCGAAACCAGCGGCAAGCGATCACCAGCAAATATCCACGACACAAGTTGGCGAACGATGGCACACGGTTCGGTGTCGGGCAGGCGATCGTTACACCTAAGACTATCAAGGCAGAACTCGTTGCCCAATACCGGCAGGATGAGTTCGTGGGTTTGGTGGAGGATGCGGCAGCGTTCAAAGCCAACCTTATCGTTGAGCGCGATCCGAACGATCCTAACCGACTCAACGTTCTGTACCCACCGGACCTTGTCAACCAGCTGCGTATCTTTGCTGTGTTGGCTCAGTTCCGGCTCCAGTTCAATCGCGGTATTGATCTGGCGATCGTATAATGTGGATATCCTACGGAGAAGTTAGGTCGTGGCACGACGAGTTGAGTTTAATATAAATGGTGGGTTCACGTTATTGACCGAGGACGAAGTGTTCGCCCTCGTTACACTAACCTACGATCAGTTCACGGTAACAGCGAAAGGTGATGTGATGTTTACGCTCCCAGACGATAAGAAAGTCGCGGTCAAAGTGTCTTACGCGGATGCGCGAGGTAAGCCGGCTAAGGTAGACGGCGCTGTCATGTGGTCAAGCTCTGACGACACCATTGCGACTGTGGTGGTGGACCCGGCTGACTCGACCAAAGCTACGGTATCGGCGGCTGACAATCTTGGACAAGCGCAGATCACTGCGAAAGCGGATGCTGATCTTGGTGCCGGGACTCGTGAACTTCTCACACTGTTGGATGTGGAGGTGGTCGGTGGTGAAGCCGTTAAGGGGACGATCGAACCCGTGGGCGCTCCGGTACCTGTCTGATGCGTAGATTAAAGTTCTGGATCAAAGGGTTCTTTTGGATTGGACCAGCACCTTACTATTCTGATTGGACGTGCTGGTCCAATGGTCATTCTTGGTCCAGTAGTTGTTTGCTAGCATCAATACCAGTTAGTGTGTTTGTTATTGGTGTGTTAGTTGGAATATGGTTGTGATGTATGATCCTTTCGAGGATATCGACTACAGTATTGTTTATAGGTGTGTCATGGACTGGATAACTTGGATTGTAGGTTCTCTGATCGTTGGTGGTCTTTTGTACTACGGTATCAGGATTATGTGTCAGAGTGCATTTAGAGAATAGAGTGAGAAAATGGAAATTGAACATGGTCTGACCGCGTTTGTGATCTTACTTCGTGAAGGTCTTGAGGTTTTATTTATCGTTTTGTCTGTCTACGCTATTACGAAAAGAGCGGTCCCTATCTTGTTTGGATGCCTCGCTGGTGTTTTGATCAACGTTGTTCTAGGTGTTGTGTTTGGCAAGTTAGGTCTTCATAGCGAGTTTGCGGAACATTCGCTCATGCTTGGGGCTGCTGCCCTAATGCTTTATGTCGCTCGCGGTTTGTTGCTTTGGCAATTTACGGGTGCTAAAAAGAAATTAAAGCTTGAGGAACGTGCTCATGCTATTGCCAACAACTATCATCCGATCGCCTTGTTTACACTTTCGGCTTTTCTTGTCGGTCGCGAAGCTTTTGAGCTTATGATTTTCTTGCAGGCTTTGAGCTTGCGTGCTGGTGGGTGGTCAATCTCGATTTTATCGGGCATTGCCTTTGCTCTTGTAAGTCTTGTCATGGTGTATTTTCTTTTCAATCGTCTAGCGAACCGATTACCAATACGTCTTATATTTGTTGTGTCGTCGGGGTGGCTCCTCGTCCAGGCTGGTTTGATAGTCTGGGATGTGTTCGGATGATCGTAGTGAAATCCTACACATAAAAGAGCTGAACATGATAATAAAACGACGTACAAAAGCTAGACCCTCTTTACGGAGGAGAACTCATATGAACACACCAAAGGATGAAGACGACCGTTCTCGTGGTGTAGTCGTAACCGATCCGGACCCGACTGTCGCTGTTAAAGAAGCGCTCACACTTGCGATCAAGAACCTTGAGGAAAAGATAGATGATCGCTTTCGAGCTGTCGATCGGGCGACTGTTCTAGCTCGTGACGATATGAAAGATAAACTTTCTGCAATGCAGCGAACATTGGAAGGTTCTGCGAACGAACGAGCTTCTGCCAATAAAGACCTTGTCGACCAGCTGGCGAAAGCTAACCAAGTCGCTCTTACTGCCGCACTCCAGACACAGAAAGAGTCGGCGGCCAAGAGCGAGTTGGCGATGGCTGATATGCTAAAGCAGTTGCAGAATAGTTTCGAGACTTCCAACAAGGCGACCAACGAGAAGATCGACCGGCTGACTTCGCGGCTTGATACCGGTGAAGGTCGGATTGGTGGTGCTTCTAGTAATAGACTAGATGCCCGGGAAGAGCATCGGGATTCACAAAAGTCGATAGTTGACAATCGCACAGCGATGATCGGTCTAATAGGTGTTATCATAACGGTGATCGCTTTGCTCGTAGGGTGGGAAGTAGGACGTAAATAAAATGTGGGCAATCAGCATTGTTTGTGTTTCCTTGGTGTGTCACCCGTCGATGCCTAGGGATACTCGTTTGTTTGGTACATATGCGCAATGCGTAACAGCGTTGCGAGTGGTCGCGAGTCAATGGCGGCCGACAGTTGGCGCTTACAATTTCAATTGTCGGAAGACGACGTGACCGATTGCAGCCTCCTGTTGGTCCGTTGATCCCGGCAAGGGCCGGTGAGTAGTCTCGCCGCCCGGGACGCTCATCGGCCCACCTTACTTAAACTTAACTGTGATGGAGTAAGACAATGGTGTGCTGCGTTTACTGGTTATTTGATGCAGGATGCAGCACGCCTGCGAAGAGTGGTTATGTCGGTATTACGGATAAGTTGCCGCGACGGATTAGAAGGCACGTAACGTCTGGTCGATTCCCTGTATTTCAAGTTAAGGTTTTGTTTGAGGGAAGTCGTCATGAGTGTTCGGCTTTAGAGTTTAATCTTCGGCCTATGATTGGTATCGGTTGGAATTTTGGTACTGGTGGTGGGTCAACGCATGGCACTTTGGGAAAGAAGTTTTCTGAGAAGACTAGAAAGAGAATGAGAGTAGCGCATTCTAATAGATCAAAACGTTTACGTAAATTGTATGGTTTGCTGGCTAAAGGAAATAAAAGCAGGACTGGTTTAAAATCATCGACAGAAACACGTGCTAAGCAGAGTGCTGCTAAAATTGGTAATAGAAATTCAGTTGGTAATCAAAGCGCTGTTGGTCATGTTGTTTCAAAAGAAGTTCGTAAGGCTATATCTAAGCGAATGAAAGGGAAGCGGCTTCGTCTTGGGGCTAAGTTAACAACTAAGCAGAAGGCGAACATAAGCGCCGGCCGAAAAGGAAAAGGCTTAGGAAACCACAATAATAAAAAGTGGCTAAGATCGGCTGTGCGAAATGCAGATGGAACTTGGCAAGCAAAATAGGAGAGTAACATGGCTCAGCGCATAGCCGGGATCGCATTTTTGAAGGTGGACGGAAATATCTATCCCTTGCGCGGTAACCTGACGGTCAGTCCTTCCGTGGTTGAACGGGCGATGTTGGCTGGCCAAGACTTCATTCATGGCTACAGTGAAATGCCACGCATTCCTGCGATCAGTGGTGACGTATCACTGGACCCGGCGTTGTCGATGGAGGATGTTGAGCGCCTTGTTGACGTTACGGTGACTGCGGAGCTTGCCAACGGCAAGGTCTACGTCTTGCGCGAGGCCGCTTGCACAGCAGCGCTCGACCTGAACACTCGTGAAGGTACCACGAGAGTGGTGTTCCAGGGTGTCAGCTGTGATGAGATCGGGTAAGTGGACTTGCATACTACCGCCGGGACATGCGGGGCCGTGTGAGTCTAGTGACGACTACCACAACTCCCCCTCTCTTGACGATGGAGACACGTCTATGAATATCGCAGCATTAGTAACAAGTCTGATCGCACTTGGATTTTCGGTGTTTGTGTTTTTGCAACAACCGATCCAAGGGTCAGTTGGTCCGGCAGGACCGGGTGGTGTAGTGGGATCAGTTGGTCCCGCAGGACCCGTAGGACCGGCAGGACCGGTCGGTGAAATGGGAATGGCAGGACCGGCCGGACCACAAGGCCCTCCCGGGGCTGACAGCAGTGGTACACAAGGCCCTCCTGGACCTCCTGGACCGGAAGGCCCAAAGGGGGCGGAAGGACTGCCGGGCTTGCAAGGTACACAAGGCCCTCCTGGACCAGCGGGTAAGCCTGGGAAGCCCGGTAAGCATGGCAATCCTGGAAAAGCTGCACCGCGTCACCATCATCATCCATACAACAGGGGCTGGTAATGAAAGAAGAGATGACTGACGATCCTAAGAAGACTGAGGCTAAGAAGCCAAACGGTGCTTTTGAGCCGGTTGTGGTTGTGCTTCGTAAGCCGATCATGATTGGCGAAGAAGAGATTACGAAGCTGACGTTTCGCGAACCGACCGCAGCTGATATCGAACGTTGCGGCAATCCCGTGAACATAGATTTCATGAGTGGCGACACACCGAAGATGA